GCCTGTTGCGAACCTTGAGGACGAGAAAGACAACGCCAGTGTCTGCCGGATTGCTGCTATCCAATCTGCAGCAGCCGGTGTGCCTGGTGACCTCGCCCTCCTCGGATCGCCCCTCACCACCGATGCGCTCGTGGTTTCACACCTCAAGAACAGCATTGCTGTGGCTATGCAACAACCCAATGGGAGCGTCGCTGCTGCATGCACTGGCCGCATACCTGACAACTACTTTGGGGGTGAGGTTGAGGACGAAGACATCACTATTTATCTTCGTGGCCTCACTGGCCGGGCTATCGGTACTGAAGCTGCTTTCAACGAGGAACACACTACGGCTTACTCCCGATACTACGCAAGCCATTCACTCGTCCCTGGCAGCATGATTCGCAGTGTTCACCCTGAGGTCCGCCACATTGACCCGCCACCGGCCCCCGGGCAACCCGCAGTCCTCCGAGTCGAGGAGGACGACCGCACCATTCGGCACACCTTGCTTGCCCGGCTTGGGATCGGTACCCGTGGTGTTGTCTCCGGTGCCCTCGAGGAAGTCGGTAAGGCTATGGCCGCCCATCTTACCACCCATGCCCTCATCGCCATCGCCCCCGTTGCGATTGCGGTGCCTGCGGTTGCCTTCGGTGGTATCGTTGCGCTTGCTGTTGGCACTGCATATGCCGCTTATGAGGCCCGTAAGAATCCCGAACTGTTGGCACGTGCATGCGCCCAGGGAGCCATTTACGCTACGGGTCATCTTGCCATACCCGTGCATGCCGGCTACAATCTTGCCGTTGCCCTCGCTGGCGCCCCTGAATATCAGCTCTCCGTTCTCGGATGTCGTCACACTCAATCACTCGAGCAGGATGCCGTGTGTCTACAGCACTTGCCAATCCCACCACTTCAACAGTATTTCAAAGTCCAATACGGGGTTGGTGACTGCTACCCGACGTTCGGGACTCGGGCAGTCCTCGCATTCGCCCCTGTTACCCAGACTGTCTATCGAAAGTGTTGCCACAACAATCACCTTGCTCTTGCCAGCCGCATTGGCCTCGCGCATCCCGGTGTTGTGAGCAAGGAGGTGATTGAAGCAGTCACCGAGGCGTGGAAGGAGGCGACGCCGGCAATGGAACATGTTGCCAACCGGGTCGAGCATCATCACCGCATGCCTTTCTTTGAGTGGCTCAAGCG